CTGGCTAACAGCTCCGCGGCCAAAGCGAAAATGAGGTCCGGAGTCGCTGACAATGCTCCCAGGCCAACCAGGTCTGCTGCTAAAGCGAACACCAGGTCTGGAGTAGCTGCCAGCTCTCCCAGGCCAACCAGGTCAGCCGTTAATGCGAAAATGAGATCCGGAGTTGCTGTCAATTCACCGACACCATTCAGATCCGCTGCCAGGGCAAACACGAGATCCGGAGTCGCTGATATGCCTTCTATGCCAGCCAGGTCCGCGGCCAAAGCGAATACCAAATCAGGAGTCGCTGCCAGTGCCCCTATTGCATTCAGATCTGCGGTCAACGCGAACACGAGGTCTGGCGTTGCTGCTATTCCTTCCTTTCCAGCCAGGTCTGCTGTCAACGCGAAAACCAGGTCCGGAGTTGCGGTCAATTCTCCTATGCCATTGAGATCAGCCGCTAACGCGAAAATAAGATCCGGACTTGCTGACAGCTCTCCAAGTCCAACCAGGTCAGCCGCTAACGCGAACACGAGATCTGGGGTCGCTGTCAATGCTCCAAGTCCAAGCAGATCAGCCGCCAATGCGAACACAAGATCAGGAGTCGCTGCCAATTCCCCTATGCCGTTCAGGTCTGCGGCTAACGCAAAAAGGAGATCAGGAGTAGCCGACAGCTCTCCTATTCCGTTCAGGTCTGCTGCCAATGCGAAAACTAAATCGGGAGTCGCCGCTATTCCTTCCAATCCAGCCAGGTCCGCTGCCAGGGCGAAAACTAAATCTGGAGTTGCTGACAGTTCTCCAAGTCCATCCAGTTGCGCTGCCAAAGCGAAAACCAGATCGGGAGTTGCTGACAACTCGCCCAATCCATCCAGTTGCGCGGCCAATGCGAACACGAGATCGGGAGTAGCTGTCAATTCTCCAACCCCATTCAAGTCTGCTGCTAACGCAAAGACTAAATCCGGAGTCGCTGTCATCGCTGCCACGTCCTCCAGGGCCGCGGCTAAAGCAAAGACTAAATCGGGAGTCGCTGACAATGCCCCCAACCCATCGAGCTGTGCTGCCAATGCGAACACCAGATCCGGAGTTGCGGCCAATGCTCCCAGGCCATCGAGCTGCGCTGCTAACGCGAAAACTAAAGCTGGAGTCGCGGTCAATTCTCCACGTCCATCCAGTTGAGCCGCTAACGCAAAAATCAGATCCGGAGTCGCTGATACTTCTCCCAGCCCATCCAGTTGAGCGGCTAACGCGAACACGAGATCCGGCGACCCATCAAGCTGTCCTATGGCTCGCAGATCAGCGGCTGCTGTTATCGCCAAATCTGGAGTGGCAGTTATCGGTGAGACCGCTACCTCTTGAGCCTCAAACGCATACAGGCCGATCACCACATCATCGGTCGCCCCGGTCGTGTTCGGATCCCATTCGACATCGGGAGTGCTATCCGTGATTGCCTGCGGCGTTGCTGAAAATTCAACGCCATTCGCTTGCAATGCGTCTGAGCCTTGCAGCACTTCGGAAGCATGCGACTGGCTGGCGCGGTCGGCGTTTGACTGTGCCGTGCCCACAGCGAGCGCACTGTGACCAGTCACACCGTCATACGCGCCCATAGATGCGTGAACGATTCGATCCGTGTTGAGCGTTTGAAGGTCAAAATTACAGGTCGCCAGCAGGTAGCCCATAGGCGTAAAGCCTAAGTCGGGGAGCGCCTGCGTGGCTGGTGCTGTCGCGGTCGATTTAGCAAAGGTGTTGACCTCGACTTGGATACCGGCCAGATCGAGGAACAGAAAAAGAACCTCGTCGCCGTTGGTGCCTGCCCAGGTGACACCGTTGGAGCCGATGGCCGTAACCTGTATTTGCCAGTCAGCGAAATCGACATCGTATTGCCCGGCGAACTGACCCGCTACCAGGGCCGAGCCGACGAAATCAGTGTCGTTGTCGCCCATGTAAGTGAACTGTGCCCACTGGTCAATGCCGGCGTTATCCACCGCCACACCGAAGCTCATGTAACCATGTATTGACGTTGCCGGGTGTTGCTGGCCGAGCGTCCACGCCAGCACCATATCCGGCGTCACCATCGTCAGGTCATTGATCGGGCTAGTGCTGGCAGCGACTTCGCGCATTTCCGCCGAGCCATCTGCACCTCCCCAGATTTCAAAGTGGATGCGATACCCGGTGGTGAACGTGGTGTAGCTGATCGTTATGTCATTGACGTTCATGGCCGCGCCAGCGGCTAGTACGTCATCGCTGTCGTCGGTCGGGTTTTTAATCAATATCAGGTTGGCATTTCGACCGTCACGGTTGGTGTTATTAGCACCGTCCTGCGCGTTCGTCATGCCGGTGTCGTGATTGGTCCCATCACTGAATCCGTGACCAAACAGTTGATCTGCTTGGACGGTATCGTCGGCGGTGACCCGCGAAAACCAGACGTGGATTGCAAACGGGTTTGTGCCTTTGTCGGTCACGTCAATGACCGTGGTGCCAGATGCAGGCGTCACGAACTGGCCGGTCTTATACCAGATGTCCGGAGCAGCACCGTCTTGCAAATCCGCCGCTAATGCGAAAGCGAGGTTCGGAGTTGCAGCAAGTTGACCCTTAGCTGTTAGATCAGCACCCAACGAGAAAGCAAGGGATGGGGATGCTGATAATCCACCAGCTACATCCTTCAGGTCAGCGGTGGCAGTGATAGCGAGGGCTGCCGTTGCCGTTATTGCACCGACCACCTTCTCACGCATTGCGACCAGCGTCCGCTCCTTCATCGTGAACGTGGGGCCGCCGCCCGGTAATAGGGTCCAGAACATCTCAAGGTCATCGGTCGCACCACCGATGGTCACGCGACCTCCAGCCAATATCGGGAGATGTGTGTCGTCCTCCGAGTCGTCGTGATCGTTGCGTCGGTCGGAGTCTGTGACCTTCGTGCCGCCTTCGTGGATCATGACGGTGATCGGATTGTTTCCGACCGTCCCGCCCAAATCATAGGACGAGTAGTTCACCAACCAGTCGTCCGCGCCTGGATCAACGATGGTCATGTCATCGATCAAGATCTCGCCGCTTGCCGTGCGAGCGTCATCTGCGGTGCCGGTCGCCTCAACAATATCGGCAGCGTCCACCGGGACCAGGTTCATTGTGCGAGCGTGAGCGGTGATCGTGCCAGTACCGTCCACCCTGCTCCATTCGATCTCGACTACCTGACTGCCATTCGGACTGACCTTGCAAGCGATCATCATGGGCCGAGTGGTATTCGGCAGCGAGTTCTCGTTGGCAAATTGGCGATGTGTGTGTTGCAGGTGAGTGCCACCCACGGACACACGGAAAGCCATGTCAACGTCTGCTGGACCTTCGGCGTCAGTTGAGAACAACAGGTAGTAGTCGTCCGCTGGCGGCGTTCGGCTCATGCTGTCAAGCGTCGTGAAGGTGGCGGTGGCGAGCGTATCGGTGGCGGTGGCGCTGTCCTCGGAGTTCGTGCCTGCTACCGGCATCGGGAACAGTGTCAGTTCCCTGCGTTGAGCGGTGGACGGATCGGTGGAGAGTGAGGTTACGTGCCTGATTTCTACGGCTTGGCTGCCGTTCGGACTGACCGTCGCGTTGAGTGCGATGGTGATCGTGCCGGTATTAAGACTGCCTTCTTCTTGAATTTGCCGGATGCTGGCGGCAATTTGAGTGCCACCCACGAACACCGAGAACTCGTTCAGGTCGCCGCCACCGCCAGGGTCAACAGCGTCAACCTCGCACGAGGCGAACAGCAAGTAGTCGCCTGACGCCGGAGTCAGCGTCAGGCCGGTTATTAACGTAGGAGTGCCAGTATTGTCGAGCGTGAAGTTCGCGGTTGCTGCTGCTCGCAGAATCGCCACGATTTAGATGTCCGTGCGTGAATCGACCAGCCGAGCCACCACCCTGAACAGTTCTTGGGTCCGATTTAGTTGTTGCGTGGCAGTCAGCGTGTCCCAGTCCTGGAAGGTCTGGACGAATCTCTGCCGGTCGATCTCATCTTGCGCTTTGTTTTGCTGGTTTGAGGATAGTTGCGTTGCGTCGTGTGCCGCCAGGATCACGTCGAGCGCATCTTGCTGGGCCTCAGTCAGGTGAGGGTCATACCTGAAAACCAGTTCGCCAGGTGTGTTCCCATGCACGGCACTTGGCGCATAGATGCGACGGTTAATCCGATCAAAACCAGCCCACAGCAGACTGCCCCCAAGCAGCCCCGCTGTTCCCATTTGCTGGCTCAGCAAGTCCTGATTGAAGTCCTTCACAACAATCTTGATTAAGTCGTCAGCCATTCCTGTGACCTCAATGCTTGCATTCTCGACCGGACCTGGTGGATCCACTGTCCTATGCCAGAGTCAGTTTCTCGTTTTCCTCAGCGTCAGTTAGCCTGGCGTAAACATTCCGGATCCGACTGCGATCACCTGCCCAGTTCTTGCAATGCTTCGCCGCAACTCTCACCCATACGCACAGTTGCGCTGCATCGGAGAAGTGAAATTTTGCAGTCAAATCATCGAAGTGACACACCACCAGGGAACCTTCTGGGTCCACCGTTGGATCACTCACGTCGCTGTTATATGTCGAGCGACGATACAGCCTGTTGAGCGGCGTATCGATTACCTGCCCTTCATAGTCAGCCAGCTTCTGCCAAAACTCTGGCTTGATGCCTTCGTGCTGCATTGCGATCTTCGATGCCCCTTGAAGATCCGAACAAAATTTGAACGCAGTCTGGTAATACAGCCGGATCCTATTCGATCCTAGCTGCAATCCAACTATGTCCAGGGCTTGCTGAACATTCACTTGCTCTGATGTAAATAGATCCTTCACTTCGTTCTCCTATATGGCACAACAAGTGTGCTGAACTAATCGAGCGATATTGCTAACGCGGAAATCGCGAACTCCGGTGTCACGTTGTTGTTGACGATCAAATCCGCATCCAGTGTTGAGAAAATCTGCAACACACCTGCACCAGAAGCAGCGAATCCCAGGCCAACATCGGTCTCGGTTTCAGGACCAGTGCTGGATTGTGGGAACGTAATCGCGGCATCGTTAGTCGCAGTACCGGAAGCAACAGTCCAACCGGAAACTGAACGAACGACCGCTTGCCTCGCGTAAGGCGTATAGGCAGCTTCGTTGTCCGTTTGCAGAGTCGAGGTGTCACTGATTGCATTACCAGTGTGCAACGAGATATGCCAGTTGCCAGCAGCAGCCGATGGTTGCAAGCCAGCGGCATCACCAACATTCGGTGCTGCGACGTTTGTGAACAGAAGATCAAGGACATCATCTTCAAATAGATTCGTAGCACTCATGTTCGTGTTCCTCCAGCGGCACTGAGCCTAGCGCCTGGACGTGTACGCTTCTCCCTTTCAAGTTTTTCAACCAGGATCCTGGCAACAATGAGACCTTCCTGCGCCTCCTTGAGTCCTTCGCCAGTAATTTCGGCAAGCTCCAGATCTTCCGCTGCATCCTTTACGGATTGTCTCGCCTTTCGGATTGTCTCGTTCTCAGCCGCTTTGACCTTTTGCAAGGGTTGATTAGCGTAGAACTCCGGATAATCCTTATCCCCTTTCTTTTTCAATCGTGCTTTGTGTGCCTGCTTCCTTGCTGCCTGTAATTTCTCTGTTATCGCCATGTCGCTCTCCATCAATTACTCAGGTCGTTCTTCACCTGTAGCAGTGAAACTAAGATCCGCTGTCTCGCCAAACACTCGAATAATGTCACCTTCACTCAAGACAATCGCTATGGTCGAGCCAGTGTCGTTACCTTGAATCAGTTTGTCAAAAGCAATGTAATGCTCATCCGCAATCGCATCACCATCCGGCGAGACAGCAAGCCGAAACCCTATCTTGGTGTTGCTACGGTTTGTAATGATAACCCGCAAAGCAGCGACGATGTTGCTCGGACACGTATAGATGTCCGTGAGCGTAGCCGCTGGTGGTGCTGCCTGTCCAAGTATGCCGCTACTCATTCGCCCAGGAAATACCTTTGTGTACGTGCATTTTCAAACTCAGCCTCATTGGCTGTGACCCTCACATCGAGGGCCGTGATCGCATTGGCATTCACCGTGATGCCGGCACTGTTCACCGATATGTTGGTGGTGTTGATCAGGGCCTGGAAGTTGATCGCTGCCAGGGCAGAGGTCAGTCCGGTGATCGCAGTCTGAGGATGAGCATCCGCGGCGTCTCGACCAGTCAGTGCGTTATGCACTGTCTCAATAGGAGCAACGCCACCACCACTACTGCCTGTCGCAGCCTCGACCGTGTTGATCCATCGAATCAACTCATCGACCAGTTGACGCATCTTGTACTGATCGTATTCAGCGTCGAATTGTGGAAAGGATGGCCTACCCACCGCCACGTCTCCCATGTGGCCTGACGTTTGCTCGCCAGGTTCCCATACGCCAATCGTCGCCCAGCGCATCGGAGTCGATTCGGAACGAAATCTGCCTGGCTCTCATCCGCATATCGATGCGATCGGTGCCCGGCAGTATCGTGAATGGTCCCTTGATCACCTCGTCAGTTGAATCCTGGGGATACTGCCGGCCAGTCATCGTCAGATCTACTGAACCAGTCATGTTCTTGAAGTCAGGGATCATCCTGGAGATGTGCATTATGTGTTCGCCACCTGCCTCAATCTCCGCATCATAGGTCTCGATAAACGAGATCATCGCATGCAAGACACCATCTTCATCGGCATCGTCCACGCCTGTCTCATGCAGGAATAACTTGCCGCCCTGGGTAGCGTATGGAGCCAACAAGAAAGCACTGGAATCGTGGAAAGCGGTACGTTCGAGAGTGCCAAAATCCCACACCAGATCCTTGTAGTTGAACTTCACATAGCGAGTATTGGTCTCGGAGGCAGCCTGCGGATA